ATGCTTCTATCGCATCATGTGTAAGCATTGGGTCTCTTAAATTCACTAATTGAAAATTTGTTTTTAATCTTTCAATATTATTGGTTATATTTTGAAGTGCTTTAAGCGGTTTCATTTTATTTAAAACTCTTTCCTTATTAATTTCATCAGCTTTTTGACATATTTCTCTTACTGTCACATATCTGAATTTCAATTCAGGAAAATGTTCTAAAAGTGTTTTTTCTTTAACACCACCAACGCCAGCAACATTATCAGAATCATCACCACATATTATTTTCAATGTAAGTGCATTACTATAATGGTGATTGAAATGCATCATATAATTATCTTTCGTTACTGGTACTGAAATATTGGGAAATATTATTGTAATATTTAAATCAAATAATTGTGCAAAGTCCCTATCGTTTGAAAAGATAAAAATTTCTTCTTTATTATTATGTGTTAAACAATACGCTGCAATTAAATCATCTGCTTCAACATCATCAATTTCAATTTGATGCATAAATAATTCTTGTGCATACTTTTGTACCCTCATCCTTTGTTTTAAAATTGATTGTTCTTTTTCTTTTTCTCTGCGAATTTCAGCACCAGTCATTTCAATTCTTTTATGCCATTCTTTAGTTTTACGATTTTCTTTATAGGCATTATCAATACGATGACGAAAAATCCCACCGCCTTCTCCATCCCAAGCAAGAACCACTTTATTAATCATATGTGCTTTGATAAGCATACGGACAGTTGTAAGGAACTGATACAAACCCCCAATGTGTCCAAAATTGGGAGTATATGTATCTTTAGCTCCATGATATGAACGCTGTAAAAGATAAGATGCATCAACTACTAACGTTCTTGTTTTCATTCTTCAGTAATATTTGTTACTTCTGCTTTTTGAATAAGGTCATCATTATTACTGATGACATTTCCTTCAGCATCCATCGGTTTTGCTTTTATTGTTATATCATCTGCAGTAAGACTATCATCTTCAAGAATGTTACGAAAATGAAGAATATGTTGCTTCTTGTATTCTGCAACGCTTGTATCATCACCATATATAAATCCATGTGGTGTTGAACCTATTTTTCCTTCCAATGAAATACCGCCCTTTTCACCATCAATATGATTTTTGGCAATATTAACCTTATTTCTAAACCCAAAGTTAACGTCTCTACTCTTACTTGCTGCAGTTAATCTTTCTGTTCCGTGTGTAATTATACCACCAAAATTATAAATAAGTCTTGCTCCAAAAAACCAAGTTTCACCGCCTTTATGTTTAACGACTTTATTCATTGAATCGTACCAAATTTTCTGAACAGCACCAATTGTGTTTGTGTACGGACTGTCAATTCTTCGACTATTTGGAATTGTGTTGTTTAATATTGACATAAATGCTTTCTCATAAGCACCCGCATTCCACATATTATTATCACTATCATTTTTTTCAAGTGCATTAATTGTCTTGATACAGTTTAATGTGCCAATAGAATCAATTGCAAAATACAAGTCAAATGGTAAATTACCTGCTGCTTGCTGATCTAAGAAATAATAATGTGCTTTTGCAAGGTCTTCAATGGCTGCTTCTTTTCTGTCTTTGTCCTGTACTTTACCAAAATTATCGAGAAGAAATTTATTTTTAACCAAAATATAATCACCATTCCAGTCAAAACCCATTAATTTTAATCTTTCATTACCTTCATCAATGTTGTTTTCGGTATCGATTATAATTGGTAATACTCCCATTTTTTGTGCATTAACTATTGAACGCATTAACGCTGTTGATTTACCAGTGTTGGAGTATCCACGAAATAATGTTACATATCCCTTGGGCACACCGGGCATGCCTGTCGCTTCTTGAAGAGCATCATCAATTGGAATCCATATAAGTGGCTTAGATGGAACTTTTTCTGCTCCAATTTTTTTCTTGTAGTTATCCAATGAAAATGTTTTCTTAGCTACAGGTTTCCTCATTTTATTATTTTCAGGAACATTGTCTGCTTCTGATAAATGTACTAATTCTTTTGCCATTTTAAATATTTTTAAAAATCAATTTTAATTTTTTAATAAATTCTAAATGCTTGTCTTTGGTGTCTAACACATTGCCTTCTTTTGTTTCAAACATTAATGTTTTTTCATTTAGTATTAAGTATTGATGAATAAATCTATGAAACCTTTTATCTAAAATAATAACGTCTTTAATTAATGTGTAGTTCCAATGATGAGCATTTTTATCTGAAGATAAATTTAAATCACGAGAAAGATTTTTATATATACCATTTATATATGGTTTTAATTTCTTTTGTTCAAACAATACTTCTTTATAATTTAAGCGATGATATTTTTCTATACTTCTTAATCGTTCTTTTTCGCACCATTCTTCAGAATTTTTTCGTAAAGTTTTTTCTCTAATGTTTGCTACTTCTTTACAACATTCAACACATTTATTTAAATGCCCATCCCGCATTTTGGGATGGGCATAAAAATCATTCAATTCTTTATTAATGCCACATCTAATGCATTTCTTCATGATAATTAATTATCAATCACATACTAAAATGGCAGATCGTCATACTCTGTACTTCCACCGCCAACGTTATTCTGTTGCTGTGTAGGTGCTTGTTGTGTTACAGGTGCTGTCGGAGCACTTGTTGGAGCATTGTTTAATGCATTTTGTCCAACATTTATCGCATCATCCTTGTATTCACCAACTTTGTCAGGTGTGATGTTACTGATTGTGACTCTTGGATACTCGTCATCGATCAGGTCTGATGCCTGTTCGAAAGCTGCATCTTCATCATCAGCGTCAAGATTACGGTTACGAGTATTGGCTTGTTCTTCTAAATCAGGACGACCCGGGAATACCCAATGTTTGTTGTTTGAATCGGTATCATCCCAATAAGGGTTAGTACCCATTGCAACCATTTCAAGAAACTCATAAGGAGTAATGTTCGGTGCTTTCTTTGGCTGGAATACTTCTCTCCATGTGATATTATCTTCAAGCCATTCCTGACTAACAAGAGTGTCACCATGAAGTAGTGTTTTACCACGGAAAGTAATTGCAGAAATCTGCTTGTAAACATGACCATTGAATTCACTGTCTGACATGGTAATACTTAAATCAGTACCATTTTTTGGGTCTGCAAAGTCTGCCTGATGAATCTCAGTGTATTCTCTAAGAATCGGAAGGAGTTTATCAAGAGTACCTTGATTTTTGAAGTTATGTTTAAATCTCCAAAATTTAACACCATCTTTTTCTGCGCCTTTGTCAATACCACGAACAATGTAGAATTTTTTTGCTTCCCATTTATTGGCTTCTGTAAAGATTGCTCTGTTTTCTTCGTAGATTTTTAATTCATCTGCGTTAAGAGTTTCTTTCTTTCTGCCTTTTAATGCTGGGTTTTGTCTTGCAAGCAATTTCTTTGCTTTGTCGCATAATGGACATGGAGCAGGAATCATAACAGGTTGACTGTTTACATCAAAAACTGGTTTACCGTTTGCTACTTTCTGAACCTTTGGGTCGTTGTGAGCAGGACAGTAGATAACTGTGCCGTGCTTCTTCTTTCCACCTGATGCATTAGTAGGTGCAACATGGAAGAATGCTTCTTCAATGTATTTTTTACCTGCTTTTGGGGGGAGAATTCTGAAAATCTCTTTGTTTTTACGAGGAACGAAATACTTCGCTAAGATTTCCTCACTTGTTTTACGTTTTTTTTGATTTTGTTTGTTCTGATAATCGTTAAACATTTTTTTCAATTCTGACAAATCACCACCTTGTGGGTTTGTCACATTTTCATTCTGTGCCATTTTAATTTTAATTTACAGTAAAGTTATTTTTCAATTATAAAAATTGTGCTACAAATATAGCCTTCATTTTCTATAAATACAAGGATTTTTTTATTTAGACTAAATAAAAATAAGATTTTTTATAGAAAATCATAAAATTTTATGATTTTAAAAACCCATTGGAAACAACGGTAAAAGCAAGTGTCTGTTTGTTTTCATAATAATTACCATTTTTCATTCTGATTTGTAAATAATAATCCTGCGGAATCAACCATGATGTGTCGAGATTAAATTCATATCCTGCATTTGTTCTATTCACTGGTGTAAATGGTATTATATCGATTTCATATTTCTTTCCTACTGTTATAAATAACCTGTATTCAATGTCCAAAGGTAAGAAATTATTTTGATTTGCATAGAGTTCTCTGATAGTTAATTTAATCTTTTTTACTACACCTGCAGTAACGTTCTCTTTTTCACCAATTCCCCAGAAATAAAAAAAGTAATTATCGAAATTAATCTGGTTTGATTGATCAAAAGTATAGAATTTATCTTGAGAAATCAAGTAAAATTCGGCATCATATATAAAATTTTTACTATTAATAGTTACATCCCATACGTCTCTGAATAAAACTGCGTCAGGATAGGTCTGAGAATCAATATTTAACGTAATTTTATAAATGCCTTTACTTACATTAACAATTGAACTGCCACTAACTGTAGCTACTAAATTGTCTTCATAATCAAATATATCTACCTTATTAACGGTTATATTTTGCTGGAAACCGCCAACATTAACATATAAATATAAATCATTGTCTTTGTCAAGGTAAAAATAATTTCTATCATCTTTGATTGTGTCGTCAATTATTGTTTCAATATATGGTTCATAAAAAGTATTAGTATGCTTTGCATAAAATGCAACAGCTTGCCTGAATTCAGGGTCGAGTTCTTCAAAACTGTCAGGAAACTTAATGCCAAGTCCAAAAGAACTACCACTAAACGCTGTTGTACCTGTATATCCAGTACCAAATATTCTTTGGTTTATATAATCCGTAACGTCAATTTCAATATTTTCATCGCCCTTTTCAAATGACTGTGTACCCATTATCTGAGTTACACCACTAATATATGCTCCTTGTACAGTCCAGCCACTTGTTGTGGTTCTGGCTGACCAGTTAGATGCCTGTGGAAATATAACGGGGTTTACAACATCTACATATGGAAAATTAGGGTCATTATATTCAAATACATAACCACTACCTTCATCCCAATACTCATTAACATTAAATAATTCAAGATCAAAACTGCTTGCTCTATCAATATTTAAACTATATGATTTCTTGCCAACATACTGTTGTGCATATCTAATTGTGTTGGTCATGTGCAACACATGATTAACAATTCTATTTGGATTTATCGACCCATCAGCGATCTTAGCACGTATATCATCAAAATCAACATCAAAAATAAATCTGCTTACCTGCTTATTGAAAGTACCATAAGATATTTCAGTAACGGGATTTTGAGAATTATTTGTTAGGTTGTTACCTATCAAAGTATTATTCTTCTGGAAGTATGATCTAAAAATTGACATGCTCTTTTTCTATATAAATACCTAACAAACAAAAAAGACTACACTTGGTAGTCTTTTTATTATCGATAATTACAATAATTATAATATCTTTTTTAAATTATTGTTCATTAAAATTTGTACAGCTTCTTTTTTGGTCATTCCCGTTGGAACAGAACTTCTACTTAATGTTCTTTTTGCAATCTTAATTTGCTCTTCAGTGATTAAACTATTAATTCTTTTATTTTCTGATTCATTTAATTTATCCATGAATTGTAAATCTCTTGTTGCCACTTCTTTTTCACCACTTTGACCTCTTAATGTTACACCGCCCTTTACTTTGTCTTTTACAACAAATTCATTACCTTCTTCGTCAGTATATCTATCACCAACATTTCCGTTATATTCTTCAAAACCATGTTCTTCATCAACTTCTGTTGGTACTTCTTCTGGTGTTTCTTCATCACTCTCCATATTATCACCAACATTATGTGGTTTGAATCCAAGTAAAATATTTTCCATGTCTTTATCCTCACCATTATTTGCATCTTTTGATGCGCCAAATTGTGCTGATGCTTCTGGGTCTTCTTTAGCTGTATAATATTCAGGGTCTTCAGTTAAATGATCAATAGTGATCTCCAATGCAATCATTGGGTCTTCTGTATGCTCCATTTCAACACGCATACCCATTAATATTTGCTCTGGGTCAAATTCAAGTGGTGATTTTCCTTCACCTTTACCACCGGGTATCATTTCTCCAGCTTCTTCTTTGCTTTGTGCAATTTGCTCAATTTCATCACTCTCTGGTTCATGTGACATACCGTCATTATCGTTCTTAATTTCATCAGGAACACCATTTGCAAACATGTCCATATTTGGTTCATCATATTCTGTTGGTGGTTCTACCTCAGATTGCTCACCACCTTGAAGTCCTTGACGTTCTGTATCCATGAATTCTGTGTCGGTAACATTATCATCACCAACTTCAGGTTCATCATCCTTTTCATCAATATGAAAATCACTACCAGCTTCAACTTTATCTTCATCACCATAAACACCACTCATATCACGTTGTGCCATTTTTGCTGCTCTCTTGTCCGTTGGTATTTCAAGATCAGGTATTTCTTCGTATTCATCATCTTCAAAATTTTCACTTAATTTAACGGAAGATGTTGGTTTTTTCTTTTTCTTTGGATAATGTTCTTTTGGTTTAAATTTCTTACCTAATGGGTCTGGGTAATCGCCTAATTTTGCTTCTTCTTCGGTAACAGTAGTAGGACCTGCCATTGGTTGCATTTTTAATTTCATTGCGGGTTTATCAAATTCTTCAAGACTTCCTTCTTGTACAAATTTATCAAGTTCTGGTGATTTAACCCTTATTGCAGGATTAATTGGTTTTTCATCAGCATATGCTTTACCTGTTTGCATTTTATCAAAGCTATTTTTACCAAAAGGACTTGAATCAATCATTCTTATTGCGTCTTCGTAAAGAATTCGCTGCCATGTTGTGCATTAAATCTTCTTAAGCCACTCTCGTCTAATTCAACTACTTCTTCACCATCTGGTGAATCAAACGTAAAATTAGTTAATATAACACCATTAACATCATAAACACCTTCCTGATCACCAACACTTGAATTTACTTTAAAGGTGAATGTAATGTCATTTCCTTGTTTATCTTTACAAACCAATTCAACATAGCTTTGATCTCCGCTTCCCTGTGAATTGCTCTGTTCTATTTTAAGTCCACCGCTTTTAAGCTGTTCGAACGCTAAATTAAGAACATTCTCTGGATTCAAACTTGCTGAATCTGCCATAAACGCCTCATTTAATTTAACTTTGGTAACTCCCTGAAATATTTCAGCGAATCTTTCTTTACTACCAACTGGTTTAAATATTTTCATCTTTTTTTATTTTATTCAAAAATTATTGGATTTTTAGCACCAAATTCTCTCATGTATACGCCAGCGAGAGCATTTGCTTCGTTCTCCATGTCGCTACCCGTATCACTTGAATTAGCATCTAATAATCCTTTTAAACGTTGCATGTGATGTATTAACTCATGTGCCAATGTTCTTAGCACATCAGCTAAATTACGATTTATTGCAACTACTCTTAATTCGTTTGTTTCTGGTGTGTATTTACCAAAAGAATGCATACCTGCAGCTTCTTTTTCATCATAAGATATAACAACTTTTGGCATTTCATCACCGAAGCCAAGTTTTTCTTTCATAAATTCAATGAACTGTTTAATAACCTCATTTTTCTTCTCTTTTGGAAGAATTTGTTCGTTAAGATTATTAACTCTCTTCATCATTTCAAAGAGGCGTTCTGGAGTCCCGTATGAATTAAAAACTTTCAATGTTATGATATCTCATTAAAACTGTTTTGTACGTCAATTTTAGATTTTTGTGGTAAATCATCAAAATCAGCTACATATGTACCATCTGGTAATTCATTAATGCCCCTTTCTTGTTGTTTTTGTCTTTCTTCTGTAAACCAATTTCCATTCCAAAAATCATTTAAATTAAAATAATAAGGATAACTTACGTTTTTCTTACTCATAAGTTTCTCAGTATTAGTCGGTTCACGGACTTCTTCAACTTCTGCCTTAAGAACTTCAGACTGTTTATTTAATCCCTGAACAGTTGTATTAAGACTTTCCAGTTGATCATGAATACTTTTCATTGCTTCGATATTACTTTTAATAATATCGTTTTGAAGTTGATCTACTTCTTGTGCAGGGTCTGCATTCATACCCATTTCATCACCCATTGGGTTTACTGGAGCACCACCTTCTGGGGGTGGAAGCTGACTATCTCCACCAGTTTTATCAAATGCGGGTACTGGAGCATCAATTGGTGCATCCGTATTTTGTGGTACATCATTCGATGGCGCAGGAGGTTCTTGTCCTTCTGGTTTAGGAACGTCTTCTTGATCACCAGCTTCGTTGGTCATTGGTGACGTTGGGGGAACAGGTTGTCCGTCCCTTGTCATATAGTTATTATCAGGAACTGCGTCAAATTCCTCATTATCACCAACCAAAGGACGATATTTAGGTGATTCGTTGATCTTATAACCAACACGGTATTTAATCTTTCTTAGATGTTCCGCTAAAAGATTATCACTTTTTTCATTTTTCATTGTCGAATGAATATTAATATCTTTCTCTTAATAATTGTTTACCGTCTTTTGTAACGAAAACCTTATCTACTCTTTCAATCAAGCCTTCACGTTCATCGAGAACAACTCTTTTTGATTGTTCAATTTTTGCCTTTTCTACTAATTCTTCTTCAGCTTTAGGAGTTTCGACAAAATTATCAAGTGCTTTTTCTACTTTATTTTCCATAGTACTTATAATTATTTCATATAAATACTATGTTGTATTCAATTTGACAAGATAACTATTAGATATCTTCAATTAGATTTTATTGTTAAGGATTTTCCACCAATACCACCCGTTTTACATCTATTTAAAGAAATCCAACCATTAGAAACATATTTTTTTAAGTATTTTCCTTCTAAAATACTTGCTTCTTTAACTGGAAGATAATTAGT